GACCCGATGAGGTCAAGGAGGACGATGGCTAGCTTTGTTTCTTTGAGTTCCATTAGTACAAGGTTAGCTTAAACGGTGGTTTCTTGTGTAGCCTAAAGAGCTTCTCTGTTTTGATCATGTTGTTATCTTTAGAGCTCAAAGAAACTTTAACCTCTTTAGACCAGGCCAGCTCAAAGCCGTCTGGCATAGTGTATTCACTAACAAATACATAATGCCCTTCTTTGACTCGATCTCTACACCAATGATCAAACTCATCATGATTGAACTCAAAACCGTAGCCTGTTGTATTTCTATATGGAGGGTCACAGTAGATGAGCGAACGTTTAGGAAGAGTTGATTTCTTATAGTCACACGAATGAAGCTCTATATCTTGGATTAAAGATTTTAGCCTCATTAAAGAATGATGTGCTTCTCTTGCAAAATTACGGCCTTCATTAAACGCATAGCCCCCCCATCTTTTCGACCCAAAGCTACAACCTATACTGATGAACGCTTTTAGATGATCAGAGTATTTATCTTGATTGTTCTTCACCTCATAATAGAACTCTCTTGATACATCAGTAGGTGGCTTCCAACCGCCTCTAATAGCCTTGAAGAGTGCGATCATTTCATGATTAACATCAGCGCCAATTCTTCGACCGTTAACTAAGCTGATGACCTTACCACTTCCCATAAACGGCTCCACCCATGCCATGCCCTCCTCTCTCTCAGCGCTCATCACCTCAACTATCTCTTTGGCAATTCTGCTCTTCCCTCCTAAGTATCGCATTAAAAGTTCCTTGTCTTTGATCCACCGACTTTAACCCGCCGGCTATTAGCGCCGCCCTTGGTCCTCGGCTTATATCCTTGATCAGTTGGGTCACTCCAGTTGAATATAATCGCGTCATACCTCAGCGCGTCAAGTGGATCCTCTCTGCCATCCTTTTTAGGTTGCTCTTTGTTATCCCATCCATAACTCAACAGCGCTTTCCTCATACTGTTACCGGTGGCTCTCTCCCCTCGATCCCATACCTCTTTAGTAATGAGGTAACGACGAGCGGCGAAAGCTCGCTTGAGTCTTTGTATACCGTTGAGCACATCCACTTTGAGAGGGTCAGTAGTAGAGCGAAGTGGAAGACCGAGACCTCTTGGCGGGGGTTGCCTCATCACTCTAAAAGCATTGATACCTGTTTGGTCATTCCTTGCTCGCCCTGCCTTGTCAGCCACTCCGACATCTAGCCATATCTTAGGTGATGGCGCTTGAGCTTGGAACTTGCGAGGCCATGCCACAGAGAGAATCAGTTGAGTGAGTTGCTCGGTGGTCACCTCCCTTGGGTTGAACTCATGGCAGATCACATCAGCGCCGAGCTCCTCGTCATGGCAGATGATCAAGACGCTTGGTTTCCTGAATCCCCAGTCAATAGCGATTCGACCGGTCATCTTATCGTTATATGTCCATCCCTCGATGATGTGTGAGTCTGTGAACTCTTGATAGATCAAGCCGCTTGGAGGTGATGGCTTATTCATAACCATGGCCTCACGCTCTGCCTGTGGAAGTAGCTTGGTGGCCTCAAACCACTCAGCCGCTAAGTTCTCTTCATTGACGTAAGAGGTGAAGAGGAGAGGTAGATGACCGGAGGTCTCAGCCATCCTACACCACCAAGCATCCGCAACCGGTAGACCTACCAAGATCATGATAGGTGAGGGCCCTGCCCTTAATCGACCGAGCGCTTTATGTGCCACCTCTTCAGTCAAGGTCTGACACTCATCAATCAAGCAGACCCCGCTTGTCACATTCAATCCCTCAAGTGGGTTATGGGTCGCGTCCCTCGTACCTGGTCGATAGTAAGAGCGACACCATACTGATGACCCTGTGTGTGAGTCTGTCCACTGCCTCATGGTATGGTTATAAGTCCAACCCAATGGACCAAGCCACTTCTCAATCTCAGGCATAAGCACAGAGTTATAACGCGGGTTAGTATCGGTGACCAATAGTGATGAGGTGCCCGGTCGTGTCTTCGCAAGGTAGAGCAGGGAGAAGACAAGCGCAGATGTTTTCCCGCTGCCCCATCCACACCTAGCCGCGATAATCTTGTCTTCATTTGTGATTCGAGAGATGATCTCAGACTGAAGCGGGTTGAGTTTTAAAGCGGTCATGTGTATCCTGTCTTTGCTAGATGTCAGCTAGCACCTTTGTCAGGTTGATTCCTCGGCCTCTTCTTCGGAAGGGGTCGAGTGTTTCATCTCCTTGACTTGTTCAAGCATAGCCAAGACCTCAGCGGTTCCATCACTTGACTGGGTTGACTCAACCTTAAGTTCTTGACGTTTGCCATAGTCATCGGGAAAGCGCTTCTCTAAGATCCAAGCGAAAGCTCTCCAATCCATCTTATCCATTCCGAGCTGCTTGACACGCTCAAGCATAACAGCCTCAGCGAATCTCACCGCCTCTTCACATTGCTTTAAGAATGCTTCATCAGCATCTCGCCAATTGTAGAATGTCTTTTCTGAGATGCTAGCGAGTAAGGCGGCGGCCTTGATGGTCATACCTGTTCTGAGGTTCTCAAGAATCTCTGCCTTGACTGCCGTCTTTGTTTTGGTCGGCTTGCGCTTGCGTTGTCTCTTGGATTGACCAGCCATAGATCTCTCCTATTGCCTGATATAATGTTTGCTCTATGTTGTTATATAATGCGTGACTCTCTTCTGAGAGCTCACCTTCATAGATCAGCCGGCTCTTTAGTTCTGCCAAGGTGGTGATCACCTCGCGCGCGCGCTTAGCTGTATCTACTGTAACTATATCATTATCACTCATCATTAATCTCCAAACAGCTCGGACATGGTGACAGGGTAAAGCCTAAAGAGTGAATCTTGAATGGCCAAGGCTGCCTCTCTAGTCTCGGGTTGAGAGTGCTCATCAGTTCTGAGCTTCAAAAACTTAACCCAGTTGTGAACATTGCCGGTCATATAGAACTCGGTATAAGTCGCCTGAGGCAGAACCACCCTAGCCAACTCTCGACTGACACCACAGGCTAACAGCTCTTTATAGTATTGTAGGGAGACACTCAGAGAGATGTTCATAATCCCAAGCGCTTTATCATTCCCGAGATCGCCATCGCTACATTGAAGGTTAGACTTACTCTGTCGCCTTAGCCCGCCTGGTCTCCACAGCTGGATATTCTCAGAGGTATAGCGCCGGCTTACTTCATTGTAAGAGAATGTCCTATGTCTCATGATCTGAGATCTAACGAATAGAGGAACCGTCAATCTAAAAGAGGCTACCATGTGCTCAAAGGGTGACGTATGCCGGTGAGCTGTGAGAAACTTAATCAGCCGCTTGTCTTTCTCTGTGAGGTCTTTCTCTGTGTCGTCTCTGAGAAAGCTAACCCTAGCCGCATCAACAGCGGTCTTGTCTGTACCCATTGAGTCTATGAGCTCTACTGAGCCGATACCATCATTGAACAAGTTGTACATCATGATTTATTCTCCTTCTGTTTGCGCCGATACTCGCGACCATAAGCCAAGCGCTTCTCTCTTTGCTCAGGTGTCTCATTCTCTCTTCGATGCTTTGCCATCATTCGACCATAGGCTAAGCGCTCAACCCTCTCCTCTGGGCTCTCCTCAGCTCTCCTCCTCCTCCCATACTCTCGATGATATACTTTGGCTTCCTCGGTCGTCATGCCGGCTTACCCTTTCTGTGATAGTAGGCCTTTTGATATTTCCGTTGATAAGCTAAGCGCTTCTCCCTCTGCTCAGGTGTCTCCTTCGCTCTACACTCGCGTCTATATTCTCTATAGTATGTCCTACGATGTTCGTCCTCTAGTGTCATATCAGTCCTCCTCTGTCAGTGTGTCAGTTGATTCTAAGCTCACCTTATTCTCTGCTAGATAGTCGAGTCCATCTCGATGATCACTATCAATGCTGTGAGGAGAGTGGACGGTAACTATGCCGGCATGATGGATTGCCTTAGCGCACATTAGGCAGGGATCACAGGAGCTGACTAGCCAAGCGCCTAGGGTAGAGTGACCTGTCCTAGTCGCGTTGAGGATCGCGTTCATCTCTGCATGGTGGCAGCCCACATCATTTCGAGTCCCGCTCTCGATACACCTTGACTGTCGAACACAATGCACACCCCCACATAGTTCTCTCGATGAGTCTCTTGGTGTCCCATTATATCCCTCGCTCACTATTGAGTTGGATTGAGGATCAATGATGAGCGCACCGACTTTGCGCCGGGGACAGGGTGAGAGTGTAGCGATGAGATCACATTGAGCTACCCGCGCTTTAAGATGCTTCTGATTCATTGGCACTCGTTCTCCTTATATGCCCTTTATAAAGTGTATTCATGCTGTTTAAGAGTTGAACATGGAAGCCTGTTAAGGTCTGAGTAAGTCGAGGAGGTGACAACATGATTGAGAGATCTTGCTTATCAACATAGCTCTTCAAATGTTGTATTGAGCAAGGCGCTTGCTCTGCAAAGAAGTATTCAACGATATTTATCTGAGCGCTCTTCCTAGACATATTAACACCTTTTGTTTTCACCCAGTCCATAACGGTGTTTACATAGGTAATAAATAAAGGGTGATCACTGTTGAGATATAAAGTGTTACCTTGATTCTCGCCAATGAACGGTTGATAGTAGGCGGCCTCCCAGCTCTTACTTCCATTCTCCAAGGTAATCAGAAAGCGGTCCTCTGACTCCTCATGAGATTGATTAACAAACTGAACGCTTGGAGGTTCATTCATTAGCTGCCGGCGCTTCTCTTTTGCTTTCCTTTGGTTTGCTTCTCTCTCTAGTTCCTCGGCTGTCTTAGGCTTCTTAGGTCCTTTCTTTCTCTGACTTGGTGGAGTTAATACACCGCCAAGCATAGAGTCATTGCTACCGCCAGCAGTCTGATGAGGATCTCCTCCGAATAGATCGCCGTTAGGGTGAGCCATTAAAGCTCCATGACCCTTACTTAAGTTCTTTTGATCTCTTGGAATGTACATCCATTTCTTCATCATGTCTGCTGACTTAGACTTCTTGAAATTGACAAGCTCATCATTTGACAGATCCATGAGCATCTCTTTAAGTTCCTTAGGCATGTTCTCCCGATAGTATTGTTTGACTTCATTTAAGGGTAGATTGACCGTTGGCGACGAGCCTTCCCCTTCTTTCCAAAGTAAGTTTGTTCTCGATTGATCTGGATAAACACCTTGGTCAGTCTTAAGATTATACTCAGGAGGAGAGACTAAGAGAGTAACTAGATCCCCGGCTTTCTTATACCAAATACCCCATGAGTCTCTTTTGACCTTAAGTCGACTTGGATGGACCTTAACAAAGTCCCCATAGAGTTCATCTTTGTAGACAATAGCTTCAACAAACTTACTTACAATTAAAGGTGTTCTCTCTCCCGTATTTGCTGTTTGCGAAGCGCTTTCATTTTTAATAAAAGTCCTAACCGTCCAACCTTTAAACGTGACAGAGTTCAACTCTTTGCTGTTTTCTCTCAAGCTATCAATACTATTATTTATGGCAACGCTCGTCCATCCTTTAAACTTATATTTGTTTCTTAAAGAGGCAAAAACCCCTGCTGGATATTCTAAATATCTTGACTTCAAGAAGTCTCTACCCTCGGAGAGTAAAGAGTTGGCTGTATCTTCTTTAATGTCATTACCCAAAAAGATGATGGCTGTTCCTGTTATATATTTTGTTTTCTGACTTTTGGCCTGTCGATTCCACCAAGACATATAATCAACACCATCGACAGTGTAAGAAGAGTAGTATTTCTCAACCTCTTCAAAGTCGACCACAGTATTATAAGTCAGTTCACTGATACTTCCTTCAAGTAGGTCTTGAACATTCTCATGAGATACCAAGTGTCTCAGGCCAACAGCTCCCTCATCAAAGTGCAGCCATATCATAAACCCTTTGGGCTTCTCTTCAGTCCTGCAAATAACCACAAGGCCATACTGATTCCTTGGTAAAGCAGAGATCTTCAAGCCTATGCCAAAGTTTTGATGGACTCCTCCGGTATCTCTGCCTGATGAATTCATCTTATTGAGCTTCTCAGCGATGATCCGGTGATCAATGCCGGGTCCATTGTCTATCATTACACCGCGCTCAACTCCAAGCTCATCAAGGGCTTGGAAGTCAAGAGTCAGTCTCACTTGTCCCGCGCCCGCCTCAACACTGTTCTGATAGATTTCTCTAACATATTGATTTGAGTTCATCTCTCGATAAGCTCTTAGAAGTCCCGCCGCTGGGTTATTATCACTCATTATTGTTGTAGCCATGTCAGTTTATCCTTTGTCAGTGTGTCAGTTTGTCAGTGTGTCAGTTTATTATCAGCCCCATGGGCTCTTTGGTTGCGCCTGCTGTGACCATTGGTTTTGTTTCTCAGGTGGCATCAACTGATAACCACCGCCGCCGCCTTGGTCCTCTCGCTTCAATCCATCAGTAACAATCTTCCAATGTCTGCTCTTGATCTCCCAATAGGTCTTCTCTTGGTAAGTGTTAGAAGTCAGAACACCCTCGATGTAGATCAAGGTTCCTTTCCTCGCTCGCTTAGCCAGGTTGTTGGCGCTATCTCCCCACACTTTCACAGTGTGCCACTCGGTCTCTTCAATCCATTGATTGTTAGTGCCCATTTTGCTTTGAGAGGTAGCTACTCGTATCGAGCAAAGGCTAGTACCTCCGGCTTGCTTGACCTCTGGATCAGCTCCCAATCTCCCCATCAATGTCACTTTGTTGACGCTTGTCATTTAGTTCTCCTCTTAGCTTTGATAATCGACCGGCGAAGTAATCAGCCGTCTGTGCTGCGTTTGGTAGCTTCCTTCGATTTTGATCCCAGAATTCGTAGTATTTCGAGGCTTGCTTGATCTCCTGTTGGAGCTGCTCTATGCTTTTCGATGACATACTCAATCGCTTCATTGATCAGAAATGAGACTGTTCTCTTCTCAGCTTTCCCAATCGCTTTAAGATAATCAAGAGTGTCTTGCTTGATTCTAAAGTTCGCTTGTACTTTCATTGTAAACCTTTCTCAGTGAATGACCATATGACCATGTCACGTTATACAGTGTCAACAATAAAGTCCGGCTTGAAGGTTTTAAAGGTTAGATTGTTAGACCGTAAAAAGTAAACAAGCCGGGGTCTAGTAGAATGAGTCAGAGTGATCTTGGTTGCAAGAGTTATCTGATTCCCCATGAAGCAAGCGCGCTGTCACTCGCCCTTCGATCCTGTCCGATCATCTCGACCGGTTGACCAAACATCGCTTGAAGCCTGGAGAATACCGCCGTGTTTTGGTCGATCGCTTTATAGAGCTCTTGAGGAGTGAGGTTAGTAGTGATCACGATGGAGAGCTGACCGCTTGCCCATCTCTCATACATCTTCTGAATGATGTCTGCTGTCTGTGCTTTAAACCATGCTGTCTGATTGGCAGCACCTCCAACACCTCCAAGCTCATCAAAGAGCAGTAAAGACTTTCGGTCAAGCCAAGAGTCGAGGGGGCTGTTTTGATTGCCTGAGTAACTGCGCTTGATCTTCTCGATTAGCTTTGAATGTGATGTATACTCAACTCTGAAGTCGTTCCATACCGCTTCCTTGGCGAGGGCATAGAGCAGTGAAGTCTTGCCATTGCCTGGCCTACCCCACAGGTAAACGCTTGGTGATTGTTGGGTCTCTCTCCCCTCTCGATACTTCATCCAGCTCAACAGCTTATCAATGCGATGCCTCTGCTCTGAGCTGTCCCACTCATAACGATTTAGATGCATACCGAAAGAATCAGCCGGTAAAGATAGATCATTAATTCTCTTCATTCTTCGCCGTGGTCTCTCACAATACTCACAGATCTGAGCGGTCCTGTTTCCAAAGCTGTCAATGGTGTAACTGAATCCCTCAGCACATCGGCCACAGTATGGAAGGGGTTTACATTCAAACCTTGCTGATGATGGGTAGACGTGACCGAGCTCTTCAAGGTTCATTGAGTTTAGATGTTTGAAGTTTTGAAGAGGGGTCTTGTTTCTCAGCTCACCTGACTCTCTCTTCTGTCGAGCGATCTCCTTAAGTGCTTCGAGGTGAGGTAAGATGTCTTGTAGTCCATCAGCTATACTTTTCATTTATCAGCCTCTTTTCTCTCTCTCAATACTCTCTCATTCTGTTCTCTCAATTCATCTCCCCAGAGGTGAGCGCTTGGTACTCCCCATGGGTTGATATGAGATTGATATAAAGGTTCTTCATGAGAGTTAGTTGATAGTGTTAACGAGCGGTCAACACCATCTGTTAACGAGCGGTTAACACCCCCTGTTATCATCTCGTTAACACCCCTGTTATCATCCTGTATACACCCTGTTAACATCTCGTTAACACCTTCATCTTGTGACCTGTTACCATCCGGTGAACACCTAAGGTGATCTTTGTTGATAGTCATCACAGGAGCTCGGCAGCTCTCAGCGGTCATGAAGTTCCGAGTGATCAACCCTAGTTTTTCAAGCCGCTTGATGTTCCTCGATATGCTTGATCGAGTCTTCCCGGTTAGGTTCGAGATTGCTTTGAATGATGTTCGATTCTCCCATTGATCCCAGTCCATCGTGATGAGGATGGCCATCATCACAACTTTGTCTCCATCAGTTAAGTCTTTGCGCTTTAGTATAACGCGCCGCGCTTCATGCTCTTTCATGTCAGGTCCTTTGTCATATAGTGAAGGCTAGTATCTATCACCTATAAGTTTTACTGTCTACATATATTATTGTGTACAAGTTTTCTTGACATGGTGTTTCATAGATGGTAATCGTCATTCATGTTCAAACACTGACATCGACAAGGGAACTGACATGAGCAAGGTTAACACTGACTATATGAACTCAAGCATTGAGCTAACAGAGAGGGATTATATGGAGGTTTATAATAAAGCCTCAGACCTCTTCATCAGCATCATGAGCAATGAGAAGTTTTTAACTTGGAGTGACATCACAATCAACCATGAGCAGAATGCACTCTATTATAATGACCGCTTGATCGCTTCAGAGTTTGGCTTTGAGTCAGAAGGATATTGGCATAACTGGGACTGTGAGGCGTGGTGCGAGTCTTCAACGTGCTGGATTGAGGAGGAGGAGTTTGAGGGTGATACATGGATCAGTCATTACATCGCTAATGAAGCAGTAAAGAACTTTATCAAAGGAGAGGAACTATGAAGAAATACAAACAGCAGAGCCTTAAGGAGATGGTCAAGCTCAATGTGCTTGCTCGACTATGTGAGATACAGCCCAGCTATCTATCAAAGATCATCAATAACCACGTTAACCCGAGTCAAGATCTCGCTGAGAGATTAGCAGTGGCCGCCAATATCCTCTGTGGATCAGCTGACTACTTCACCGCCGCTGACTTTATAACAACACCAAGGAGAGGAAACGATGACTGAGTACGAGATGATCCAATATATGGAGAGAACCAAACACGTCAGAGATCAACTAGAGCAAGGGACCACATCTGACAATGACGACGTTAAGCAATACGAAGAAGAACTGAGCAAAGAACTCGACCAAGAAGCTGCGAAAGCTGCCAAACAATAACTGACAAACTGACAAAGGAACTGACATGACACCTGACCAAAGAATCGCTAAAGACATCGGCTATGGCTTTGCCGCCATGGTAGCTATCGCCACATTCATTATGCTTCTCGCTGATCATGGGGAGCTCCCCCCGGCTGAGTATTGCGCTAACACTATTCTCTCTAAGCTCTCACCGTATCAAGCCCATCAGCTGACCGGCAGCAGTTGGCCAAACCTACAGAGATCTGAGGTTGTCACATGGTGTGCCTCTAACCCTGTTGATTGGGAGAGAGACACTATCAGCGCCCGACAATATCCCGAGTACCCATCCACACCAGACATGATCATCGAGTAAGGAGCACACTATGAACTCAATATATATCCCAAAGAACTTAGAAGAAGCCAAAGAGATCGCCACACTACTTGATGACAATCGACCGGCTGACCTGCTCAAGTGTCACGCCGCTTTCGGTGGTCACTTTGGCGGTGACATGGGCCTCGTCTCAACTCAGTCTTATTGTCTTAAGGGTAAGCCATCACTCGGTGCTGATGCCATGGCGGGTATCTGCCGGCGCTCTGGGCTTGTTCGATGGTGGCGAACTGTAAGCTGGTCTGTTGATCATTGTACTATGCACTTCACCCGCGCTGATGAGCCGCCTGAGATTGTACATGAGTATACATACACTATCGAAATGGCCACTGCTCAAGGTCTTACTCGGAATCGCAATTGGCAGCAGATGCCGCTTCAGATGCTGAGGAGTCGAGTTCTGACTATGGGTCTTCGCGCCACTTATCCCGACGCTGTTTCAGGTATCTATAGCGCTGATGAGATCGCAGACAATACAGACATGAGCGATGATGAGAGAGCTGCTATTAGTGCAGAGTCACTTGGTGAAGAGCTCAAAGCACCTCCGAGCAGATCACCACGGAGACAAGCGTCAAGACCTCCTCAATCGGTTGCCGCTCCACCTGCTCCACCTCAACCCAAGGTTGATCCACCTAAACCCAAGGTTGATCCACCTAAACCCAAAGCTGATCCTCTCTATAAGTTTGATTCAGAAGAGAGCTTTTGGGAGATCGTCGAAGAACATAGCATCTCAGTTGAGGCTGTGAATAGTGTGGCTAAGAGACAAGGTGAAGAGGTCGCAAGCATGACCGCTGATGAGCTTGAAGCGTTCTTCTATAAGTTCGTCATCCACCGATCAGTGAGACAGTCTTGGAGCTGGATTGAGAGATGGTGGGAAGATGACAGAGAGGACTTTATCGAGGCTATCCACAAGTCAACTATTGCTGAGTATCCAGTGCTTGAAGATGCACCACCTTCATTCTATGGACCTCGATTACATGAACCGGCTTTTGTTGAGACAGTGCGCCAAGCCTGCTCGATGGAAGACAAGCATCAACACGAATGTCAGCGAACCATTAGATATATGGAGGCCGATGATTGGAGCGCTTACTATAAGTTAGTTGAGCTCGCTAAGACTTAGGCTTGACTCACTAACATAGTCATCTGACTCTCAAGTCGGGCAATAGCGGCCATCATCAGAGAGAGCTTCTCATCGATCTCGGTGAGCTTACCATCAACGCGACCGGCCCTAGTTTCTAGGCTCTTGATCTGTTGTTTCATCCGGCCCAACTCTTCAGCGGCGGTGGCCTTGTCAGCCTGCATCTTAAAGAATATCGCGATAAACGCGGCTAAAGTTCCAAGATCGACAGCTGACATATCCATCATTTACCCCATATCAAGAGAGCGGTTGCAGAGCTAGCGACTAAGGCGAGGCCGCCGGCAACATATAACATAATTTTATTATGTCTCTCTAGTTTGATCAAGCTGTTCTCAGTGAGCTTCAATCGAGTCTCATATGCTTTGATGAGCTCAGCGTCATTGGTCTCTCTATTAGTCGCTCGATCGGTCGCCTCTTTCATTGAGTTGAGGCAGCTCTTGACAGCCTCATCAACTGCCCAGGTGCAAAGGTCATCACTGCCCTCAACCGCGCTCTTAAGTCTGATGAACTCATAAGGAGTAATCAAGATCGAGGTCCGACCGACGACATGACCCTTCTTAACCTTGATCGTTGCGACCGGTTCAAGACCTTGGCCCATCCATACCATGTTGGCGGGGAAGTCGGCCGGCTTGAGAGGCAGCATGATGAGGAGTAGAGAGAGAAAGCTAGTCACTACACACCACCTCTTTATAATCCTTCAGCGCTTTGGAGACTGAGACCTTGATCTTAGTCTGACAATCAATAGCAGTCTGACCCGCTCCTCTGGCTTTACACTCAGTGAGCTCTAGTGTCAGCTCGTCAATCTGCTTTTGAAGTCGCTCAACCCTGACCACATATTCAGCGCACACTTGAGCAGGGTCTTTATCTGCTAACTTGTACCCCATAGCCACAGCTAGAACAATACAGCCAACAGCGAGAGCGTATGGGATAGCGTCACGATGTGCTAGTAATGTTTCAATCATAGCATCACGATAGATATTAGATCGCCCGCAATATAATCAATTTTTTCATCACCAAGGCCTTTTGGTATTACATAAGCGACTGGCGGCCCGCTCTGAATTGTAGAGAGCTCAGAGCCGTTCTGATACAGCTCACAGCCCTGCCAACTCGCGGACTCACTTAGCGAAATTGTAGCTGCTCCACTTGTCGCAATTTCAGCCACTAGTAATTCAGTTGTCGTTACATCATCACTGACTGAGACAGTTTTAATGCTAGTACAGAGGCCGATTCTCCGACCTGCTGCCAACGTGTCAATTAGCCCCTGTTCGTTAAATTGTGCTAACTGACCCAATTGCAAATTAGTACTACATTCATTTATAAATTTCATAATATCACGCCGTGAATTTTGAGGTTGAGTAGAATTGATTTTTTGTAGCTGTCGATTGTGGCCATCCAACATTTCCCGAAATTGCTATTGTTTTTAAACCGCATTGGACCGAGCTTCCGCTTGTTGAAATGTGACCATAAATTGTCTGACGATTGTAGCCTGTCCTTCTCACTCTGACAATTGGCCCAAGTGCAGTACCCGCTGCAGTTTGCCATTGCAAATCTAGATATGCTGTAGTCTGAGAATTTTCAGCAATGCACATATCGACTGCTAGCAGACAATTTTTATTTGCTCCAATTTCCACGCGTTCGAAATAGATTGACCTCGCATGGAATACTCGTTCAACAAATTCATTATTTGTCAAATTGCTAAATGAAATTAAACGGGTTGCTACAGTGCCAGTCACTGTTCGCATAGGTAAATTAAACGGGGCCTCATATGATGTGTCGTAAAAAGGTGACGCTAATACAGATTCATTAGCGGTTGTTGGCGTAGAAAAGGCAGTAGTATTTTTTAGTGTGGATGTGTTAGCGATCCAGCCTGACCCATCATGATAAAGAAACTGATTAGCAGTTGGACTAGTTGATACATTTGAAAGATTATTCAGCTGTAGTGAAATGCCACCATCTCTATTCGATTCAACAGATCCAATAGTGTCAATTAGATGCGTCATGTTGCAATCTCCTCAATCAATATATAACCTCTTTGCGATTGTCGTGTTGTTTGACTAGCTAGCGTCACAACATTTGTAGCAGTAATAACTTCAACTGTGTATGTAGTAGACGATGTGGGCTCAACAATTACAATTGATGGATTGCCAACTAGGTCATCAGTATAGCCACAATTACCCGTGGCACCTATCGCGCTAGAACCATCTGACCAGCGGTATTCAAGGAGCCCGCTAGAATTAGTTAACTCTAGTCCTGCAACTGCATACATTTTAAATGTGCCTGCGGGTAGTGTCACAGAGCTCACCCAGTTTGAAGCGCTCGTAATTGTAGCGCCTGAAATTGTGTTGGTCGATGACGTCGCATAAAATTCAACATCATCTCCAACTGCTACACCTGAAGCACCTGACCCACTGTAATTCTGACTAGCTCCCTCACCAATAAATATGGTCCCTGCATACGCTGCCGCTTGTGGTGTATTCGACCATTGCGAACCATCATATGTCAGATAATCACCATTCGCTAAGCCAGATTCAGAGACATTGTTTAGATCTCCGAGATTTGGCTCCAACTCACTTGTTCGCGTGGGTTCAGCACTGCCTAGTTTTATTTTGTTATGACTCATCAGATGATCTCCCAATTTGAACCGGTTGAGACAAGAGTGATCGCTGAATATTGAACATCGAGAACATAGTCAGTAGTCGCCCCATCAATCGTCGAGGTTTGCGGATCTACTGTGATATCACCGGTTCCCATGTTTTTAATTCTGATCTCTTCACCTGCATTCATGCCTGTTGTCGCTAGCGTGATTGTGAATGTGCCCGTACATGAATAGTGATAGCTTGCTTGAGCGTTGGCAGGGTCTGCAGTGATTGCTGAGTAAGTCCACCCACCGCCGCCGCCCGCCGCCGCTTCAGCGCCCCATGATGTGGTAGAGTGATCATACGTTAAAACATAATTATCAATGCCTGCGCCTGGCGTGTATGCAACGTCACTAAGATCATCAAGGCCAGCGGTAGATGCTAAGAAGTCAGTTGAGGCTGACAGGGAAGCCGTGCCTAGTCCTAAGTTAGTTCTAGCTGTAACGGCGTTGTTAAGATCGCTTAGATTGTTAGCGATAGCCAATTTAGTTGAATCTGTTGCTGTAATACCTGTCAGCTGTGAACCGTCTACAGCAGGTAACCCTGTTGCATCTAGCACTACTACATTGCCGTTACTTGTGCCTGTGTTGAGCGTTGCTGATGTGCCTAGTCCTAGATTAGTTCTAGCTGTGCCGACATTGTTTAGGTCGCTTAAATTATTAGCTATCGCTAGCTTGCTTGAGTCAGTGCTTACAACACCTGTCAACTGTGAACCATCTACAGCGGGTAATCCTGTCGCATCTAATACTACCACATTGCCATTGCTTGTACCTGTATCGAGTGTGGCTGATGTTCCTAGGCCTAGATTAGTTCTAGCTGTGCCGGCGTTGTTAATGTCGCTCAGATTGTTGGAGACTTGGAGGAAGTCAGTGCTTGCAGATGTGGCCGCTGTTCCTAAACCTAGATTAGTTCTAGCTGTAACGGCGTTGTTAAGATCGCTTAGATTATTAGCGATAGCCAATTTAGTTGAATCTGTTGCTGTAATACCTGTCAGCTGTGAACCGTCTACAGCAGGTAATCCTGTTGCATCTAGTACAACAATATTTCCATTAGCTGTGCCTGTGTCTAATGTTGCCGCTGTGCCTAAACCTAGATTAGTTCTAGCTGTGCCTGCGTTGTCAAGATCACTGAGATTATTAGTTGTAATTAAAACATTGGTGGGCTCAGTGTTGTCAATCTTATCAATTTTACCGTTTGAAACCACTCCTCCCATATCTTCATTTATTAACAGATGATCGCCTATTGACCAATCGCGACCAAACCGTGTACCCGCTGCGCTTATGATATAGAAGTCACCCTTTTCGGCATTGGTCAAAAGTGGTGAGTTAGTGCTTGCGTCATAGCTTCCTTTGTACTCAAGACCGCCGGTGATATCCAAAGCGGCGAATGATAGCGCCCCGGCCCCGTCGGTTTTAATGAATTGATTTGATAACCCATCAGCCGTTGGTAAAGTGTACTCTGTACCGATAGAAACGCCGCCAACCGTTATTGAGTTTGTAGTTGATGAACCGCGCCC